GACGTAGTGTAGTTACTTGGAAGAAAGCTGATGAGCGCCCTGAAACACACACTCGTGTATATCATTTTACCTCAGCTCAAGTTGCAGGTAAGGCATTAGATATTACACCAGGTGACATCTGTAGAATTACCAATGGACGTAGATTAAGTACAGGTGGATATAGATTCATGTACTTAGAAGACTTTGAACAGCTTCAACTCACCGTATCTAATAAAAGAAGATACTGGTGGGATTACGATTAAAACAAAATAATATGAATAGATTTTATAAATGGTTTTTCCTATTTCTAGGTAGCTATTTAACAGCACATATAATCAATAATATACTGGGTGGAATCACATTTGGAATCCTATTATTATTGATATTTATTGTTGTTATATGGTTGATTTTTTGTATCTTTATACTCAAGATCTCACGGGAATATTGGAAGGAAAAACATAGAGACGAATAATTAAAATAATAAGATGGGATTAAAAACAACCAACGTTTCAAGCAGGCGTAATAAAGTAGCCGAGCTTAAAGAAAAACACACCAAGCTCTTTGAAGCAGAAGGTGTAGACAAGCCCAAATTCATACCGAAGATGGCATACATACCAGAACCAGGTGCTGATAGAATTATAGCTTTCTTTCCAAGTGAAATCATGGGAGGAGAAGATATCTACACAGAGTTTGTAAGCAAGAGCAATGTTCCAGAAGATCCTGAAAGGACTTTATGGAAATGGCCGTTCAATCCTGAATTTGATACGGAGTATAAAAAGTCTGAGCCACACCCGGCAACAGGCCACCAAAGGTACTTAGTGCCTGTAGATGAATTAATTAATGTAGCGGGATTACACAAACCCATACCAAAGCAAACAGAACTTTTTGTAGAACCTGTAACCAAAGATGATGCACCAATGAGCCAACTCACAATTAGAGATAAAGCAGCAATAGATTGGAAGCTGCCGGTAAGTAACAAAGCTTGGCTAAACGAGCTTATTAAACAAAATACATAACATGGCAGAAGCTAAAGAAGTAAAAAAAGTAGGTATAGTATTACCTACACAGAAAGTAAAGGCCTCAACACAGAGTCCAAAGAACTTAATTATATTCTCTCCACCTAAAACAGGTAAGACTGAACTAGTTGCGCAATTAGAGAACAATCTAATCCTAGATATGGAAGAAGGTTCTGATTTCGTAGATGCACTAAAGATTAAGGTGAAGACTGTTGAAGATATCAAGGCTGTAGGAGAACAAATTAAGAAAGATGGATATCCTTATGATTATCTTACCGTTGATACTGTAACTGCATTAGAAACAATATGCATGCCGTATGCTGAAATACTGTACGCAAAGACACCAATGGGTAAGAATTGGTTTAAGAAGGATCCAAAGACCGGGAAGCTGCTCCCTGAAAGTGGTAAGAAACAATATGGAGAAATCATTGGACTCCCAAATGGAGCTGGTTATTCATATCTACGTCAAGCATTTAGTAATATAGTTGAATATATTAAAACGCTAGCACCAAGAGTGATCCTACTAGGTCACGTAAAAGATACTCAACTAGAGAAAGATGGAGTAGAAGTAAGTTCATCAGATTTAGATCTGACTGGTAAAATCAAAAGAATCACAGCCTCCCAATCAGATGCCATCGGCTATCTATACCGAAGCAAAGACGGTAACAAGAACATCCTTAGCTTTAAAACTAAAGGAGATGTAGCTTGTGGAGCACGTCCACCTCATTTAAGAAACAAAGAAATAATCATCTCAGAAATGACAGACAAAGGTCTTGTAACCCATTGGAATGAAATATATATTGACTAATTAAATTAAAATTAAGATGAGTAAATTAAGCACGAGTGACGTGAAGAGTGGTGGAGAGTTCACACCCAAAAACATTGAACCAGGAAATATTAAAGCTAAAATCTTTAAAGTAGAGTTGGATCAACCCAACTTTCTAGTAAAGGATGATGCGTATTTCTTAGTACTCCATTTAGAAACAGAGAAGCCAACACCAGATTTTGTTGGATTCAATAAAGTATATGGAGATCTTGACTCAGATACTTTTGAGGGACAAACAGGAAAAGTAAAAGCTAGTAGATGGTCCTTCAGAGACTCTACTACAAAGACTGGTGTTGAAATCAGCAGAGACTTAGAGATCATGAAGTTTATGAAGAACTTGTGTGAGCAACTTGACTGCATGAAGTGGTGGAAGAAAGTAGATAACAAGTATGAAACAATTGAAGAGTTCATAGCCGCTTTTAATAGTGATGCTGGGTTTGAAGATACCTGGTTAAACTGGTGTATAGGTGGTAGACAATACACTAAACAGAATGGATATAAAGGTTGGGATCTACACCTACCTAAGTTTAGCAAGGATGGTATTCCTTTTGAATCATTAGGTACTGTTAAGAAAAGACTACTAACCTATGATGTTGTAGACCATACAGAAGTGACACAACCAAAGCCTGTTGATACTTTTGGTGAAAACAGCGATGATGATGACGGAGGAGATGATTTGCCACCAATGGCGGATGCTCCGGAGTTTGAGTTGTAAACCAATTACTAATCAAAAGAGAGGGCTATAACAGTCCTCTCTTTTTATTTACAAATATATGCTAAGAACCAAATCAATAGTATCAAGTATTACAGATGTTCCAAGAGAATGGGTATTTGAATACTATCTAACACTTCCAGAAAGATTAAATGGACAGGATCTAAAGATCACATCTCCATTCAATCCAGGAGAAAAGAATCCTTCGTTCTTTGTTTATTATTCAAATACGGGGTTCAAATATATGTTCAAAGATTTTTCTACAGATAGGCAAGGCGATGGTGTAACTCTAGTAAAAGAGATATTCCAATTGTCAAGTCGTGGAGAAGCTGCACATAAAGTCATTGAAGACTACAACAAATATATTCTGGAGAATCCAGATACGCATAACATCAGAGAATTTAAAATCCAACAGAAGTATAAGGTTACATCTTTTACTCCTAGGCATTGGAATGTTCTAGATGAGAAGTTCTGGATGTCCTTTAGGATTGGATCTAAGTTATTAACTCATTATAATGTACAGCCTCTAACAGATTATACATTAACCAAAGATGTAGATAATGGAAAGAAGAACACGCTGCTTATGAATGGCACACAGATGTATGGATACTTTAGAACTGATGGAACACTATACAAAATCTATCAGCCCTATACTAAAGAGAACAAGTTTATTAAAGTATTGGATTATATCCAAGGCACTGATCAGTTAACCTTTGCGGTTCCTTATCTAGTAATATGTAGCTCATTGAAAGATCTCATGGCATTCACCAAGCTTCGCTTTAGAAATGCAGAGGCAGTAGCACCAGATAGTGAGAATACATTAATCACTGAACGCATTATCAAACAGTATCAAGAGAAGTATACTAAAATATGCACCTTATTTGATAATGATGCTGCAGGAATCAAATCTATGGAGAAGTATAAAGAGAGATATGATATCCCCTTTGTTCATCTTGTACTAGAAAAGGATATGGCAGATAATATTAAAGAACACGGTATAAATAACACCAGAGTGCATTTATATCCATTACTAACCAAAGCCCTGACGGGTAAAATAAAACAGATATGAAATACTTTATAATAAATTACTTACAGGATATAGAATTCATCATCACAGTTACTGGAGAACTTCAACCAGGTTTAGATGAGCATTTAAAAGAGCATCCTAAAAGTGGAACAACAGAGGAAGATTACACGGATTATACATACAGTATAGCTGATGCAAACACTCCTGATAAAACAGAGTTAGCAATAACAGTAGTCAATATGGAATTTGATTATAAGATATTGACTCCAAAAGCACTAGCTGGAAAAGAAATATGCGGCTCAATAATAACTAAGCTGAGAGTCTTATTAAATTTCATGCACAATTATAGTGAAGACTGGAAAAATTATGGAGCTTATAAAGCAATTAAAGAAACGGATATGAAAGAAATAGCACAGTAATTATGAGAAAATATATTGGAATAGATATCGGTAAGCTAGGTGCTTACTATATAATGGGTGAAGATGGATCTGAAATAGAACGTGGTCCAACACCAATGATTACCGTAAAGGAAGTAGATTATCATAAGCTCAATGCTATCCTAGAACCTTATGAAGGTTTTAATGGAATGGTTGTATTTGAGAAGTTGGGAGTAATATTTGGTTCATCTAAAGCAGTAGCCTTTTCAATGGGCTATCAGTCAGGAGCAATCCAGATGTGTTGTATAGCTAATGCTATTAGATATACAATGATACCAGCAAAGAAATGGCAAGCAGAAATATTTGAAGGCCAGAATAAGATTTTTAAGAAAGGGATTAAAGGACCGTTAGATACTAAGGCTATGGCACTAGTAGCAGCTAGAAGATTATTTCCTAAAACCAATCTTTTAATGACAGAAAAATCTAGTGTACCACATAATGGTTTAATAGATGCATTATTAATGGCGGAGTATGCCCGCAGAAAATTTCCAAGATGAGTAAAAAAGTAGAACCAAATTTAGAATTAACAGCATTATTCCTAATGCTAAAGGATCATGGTGCAAGTCATGTAGTAATAAGATTTTCAGGAAGTGGTGACTCAGGTGATTTTGATGAAAAATACGCCATACCCAGCACATTAGTTGATGAAAACAATGATCTTACAGAAGACATCTGGAGCAGTGCGTTTACTGAACTCAGTAAAGGAATGCCTGAGATACCTGATGATAAATCAGAGTTGCTAATAGATATTGCCAACGCACATACTAAGTCTCATGACTGGTGGAACAATGAGGGTGGTGATGGATACATAGTAATTAACATGACAACACTTGCTTATCATACACACTACAGCATCAATGAGATGACAAGTGAAGTATTTACTGAGTCTGGTACAGCATCTGTAGCGTAATGGCACATCCTCTGTTACACGCAAAATCTTCCGTCAGAAAGTTTGGCGGCAAGGTTGAGGATTACATAGCTATCCATAACTGGTTTGATGAAACCAAAGCTTGGATAGGTCACGCTAAGCACAGATTGTTTAGACATCACAGTGAGGGAATATTTGAATGCGCCAAGATTTTTGGTGAATCATTTGAGAACTCAGATGGCAAGACTGTTTACACCCGGTATGTAGGTGAACAACATGTCAAAGAAGATTGCAATAATCACATACCAAGCGCCAAAGAATGGCTAGATAATATTAATAATCCAAAAGATTGGATGAGAAAAACCCTAAAAATTGAAGACTAATGGAAATAACTAAAGAAAAATACCAGAACATCATAGATATGCTGAGTTCACCTGATAAAGAGAATCAGGTATTAGGCTTAGCCATAATAGATGAGTTAGACTTTAAACCTAACTTAGGAAAGATATTACTGATGATGAAACACAGTAATGCTAGCATTAAGGCATGGGAAGAACATGCACCCAAAATCCATAAGAAGATTGCAAAGCTGCATTCAGATGGTATACTGGGAGATATTAACAGACATCTTACATTCAAGCAGGTCTTGAGTGCAATAACTAAACTAAAGTTACCACCTGAACAATTTGAATTCTATATGGAAGACTTTAGTGATTACCTATTGACTCAAATTAAAAGCATGGGCTATGATTTTATAGAATCCATGGAGATAAAAATCAAATACAAAGAACATGAACAAAGCAGAGAGCTTAGCGAAAGCGAGTAAAGACCTGATGCTCAAGGAACCCTTCTATGGATTGTTCTTGATCGGATTAAATAAGAAATGGAGTGAAAGAATTCCAACCGCATGTGTTAGTCTAAATAGGATTAATGTAGAGCTAACAATCAATCCAGACTTTTGGAACAGCAAACCAGCTGCCCACCAAGTAGGTGTATTGAAACACGAGCTGTTACACATAGCCTTTCATCATTTGATGAGCTATAGGCATTTACTGGAGGAGAACCGAGACATTGCCAACATCGCAATGGATATGGAAATCAATCAGTACATTGATAAGAGTATGCTTTGGGAAGATCCTGAACCAATACTTCCAGGGATGTTTCCAGATCTCAATTTAGATTTGAAAGCAGGAACCCATTATTATTATGATAAGCTTAAGGAAGAAGCTAATAAGAATGATAAAGTACTTCAGGGTATGATGCAAGGTATGGAGAATGGTGATACTTCTTTTACAATGCCAGACGGCACAGAAGTAGAGCTGCCTCAACATGATTGGAAAGCATTAACAGACCTAGATGAGTCTACTCAAAAGCTAGTAGAAGCGCAGGTAAGACATGTTCTAAATCAAGTTGCAGATCAAGTAGAGAAATCTAGGGGCACGGTGCCAGGTGAAATGGTAGAGCTGCTCAAGCAATTGAACTACCTCGAGCCTGCGAAGTTTGACTGGAAGGGATACATGAGGAGATTCGCTGGTAAATCAGTGAAGACATTCACAAAGAAGAGTCGTAGAAAATACAATGCCAGGATGCCTGACTTTCCGGGACTAAAAATTAAGCAACGGAAGCACATACTAGCAGGAATAGATACTTCAGCTTCAGTGAATAATGAAGAGCTCCTTGAATTTTTCAATGAGATTCATCATATGCATAAGACAGGCAATGAAGTAACTATATGTCAATGTGATACAGCAATCAATAAGCTGGAACCTTTTAATCCAAGAGAGGATTATGAAATAAAAGGTAGGGGAGGAACTGATTTCCAACCTGTGATAGATTATTATAATGAAAACCAACGCAAGTATAGCTGTTTGATATACTTAACCGATGGTGAAGCACCAGCTCCAGATAATGCAAAGGGTGATATTCTCTGGG